TCAACCGGCGTTGCGCCGAGCTTGGAAAGCAGGGATCCCAGCGCCTGAAGGGCCGAAACCCCCATCTCGGGGTCGGTCTCCATCCGAGCCGCCAAGATGCAGACCTGGCGCAGCAACAACCGGTGGCCGGCATGCAGCCACGGCATGTTTTCGACCTGCTCACGCCATACCGCGATCTGCGGTTTGGTCATCCCCTTGTAGGGAGGCCCGACCGCCTTGGCCTTTTTCGGCGTCTTGCGGTCTTTGTGCCGTTTTGGGTTCTTGGCCGCTGCGCCAGAAACTGCCGCTTTTGCGGCTGGTGTCCTTGGATTTGCCATTTTCTGCCCCGGTCGGGGGGTCGTCTTTCCAACTGTGGATGCGCGAAGAAAGGGGGGCGCTCGGTCTAGGAGCCGGCCGCCGTCATAAATTCGCCCCCCCCTACCCCCTTGGCGTGGAACGTCGGGCCGTGGGACCGTCAGTGACCTATCGGCCAGCCGTCGTTGTCGCACCCGCGAACCTGCGCGGCGCCGCGCTCCATTCGCGCCTGGTCGCTGCTATGGCAGTTGGCACACTGACTGTCGAAGGGTCCTGTCCAGAACATCTCCTCCGTCTCTCCGGCGGGATGGCCGTTGGTGTGGTTGCACACCGTGGCGACCGTGACGTGGCCTCTGGCCTTGCACCTGCTGCACAGCGGCTCACGCTCCAGCTGCGCCTTGCGCGTGCGTTGCCAGCGTGCCGTGCCGTACAGGTGGGCGAAGGCGCTGCCACCGGTCTGCCGGGTCCTGCCGCGGCGCGGGGTAGCACCTGCCGCCATCAGTACGGCTTCCCGTCCAGGTCGACTCGCTTAGGCTCGGCACCTTCGTCTTGCACTGGTGCGCCGGCTTCCTCGCCCAGCAGCTGTGCCACGGCCTGCACCAGCAGCCCCACGTGCGTCGCCAGCTCAGCGATCTGCTTGCCCTGCTGCTCGATGATCCCTACCAGGCGATCGATGCGAGCGTCAGCGCTTCCGTCAATGCGCGCAGCCAAGGCAGCAACAGCAGCAGCGCGCGCGGCCTGCTCGTTTGCCAGCTCAGTGGCCAACGCTTCAATCCGTGCAACGTCCATCAGTACTCCTCGTTGTTTGCAGCACCAGGCCGCGGCGTATCCACCGGTCAACCCGGTCCCAGTCCGGCTCCATTCCCGTAGCCCGCGCGAACCACATCACTGCGGCGAGGTAGCAGCGAAGCCACCACCGCATGCGCACCCCTGCGTGCACTGTCGAAACCATCAGAACTCCTCTACTGCCCAGCCGCCGCCATCCCGCTTGGGCTTTGCCTTCACCGCAATGAAGCGGAACGGGTACATGGCTGCGGCAATCTTGATCTTGGCCCTGGCATCGTCCTGCCAGTGACCCTTCACCTCGTGGCACTCCATGACGCCATCGGCGGCCATGACGGCAAAGTCCGGGGTGTAGAACGTGTTGTCGGCCAGGCGCAGCTTCAGGCCCTCGAACCGGTGCCACTGGACCTCGCCCGCCGCCTGCAGCGCGCGCAGCCGTTCGGCATACGCGGCCTCGGTCTTGTTCATCTCGCCCGTCTTCAGGCGGCCAAGCGCCAGCACCCGCCGGTTCATCGCTTCACCTGGTCAACGCCCAACTCCCGGATCTCGCCCAGCTGCTTGTTGCACAGCTGCAGGCTCAGGATGTTGGCGTTGTAGGCGGAGACGACCTGCTCGACGGTCCGGTCCTGAGCCCTAGCAATGGGGCACAGCGCCGTCAACGCTGCTGGGGGCGCCACCGGCTTATCGACCGTGACGTAAACCACCTTGGGCAAGTCCGGCTTCGCGACCTTGCTGCAGCTGCCGAATCCACACAGCGGCAGCGCCGCAACCAGGATCAAAGCAGCGGTATGTCGGCGCATAGGGCCATCTCCAGTTGAGACCGGCATGCCGGCTTGCTCTTGGCTGCCTGCAGGGCATGCTCCGCGTTATCGGCCCGCCGCTTACTCTCTGCTGCCGCGGCTTCCGCCCGGCGCGCGGCCTCATCGGCTGCCGCATTCTGCCGGACAGAGGCATCGATCGACGCTTGGGTTTGGCGGTTCACGTCCTGCAGCAGTTGGCCGCAGGCATTGGCCGCTCGCAGGTTTTCGGCAGCATCTGCCTCAGCAACAGCGCGCGCCTTGTCGGCCTTCGCGATGGTGGTCTGGTCCTTGGCGGATTGGCGATCTTCTCCGCGCTGGCAGCCGGTTACGAACAGGCCGCCAGCCAGCGCCAGTACCGCCAGCAGTTTGAGCAGGTCGGCGTATGGGCGTAGTGGGTCCAGCATTGGGCACCTATATGAATGGGTCGCCCTCCCGTGGGGTACGCTGTGCGTGCAACCGACACAGCCCACAAGGAGGGCGACATGAGCAATTCGGCAAACGATTTGGACGATGTGTTGCAGCAGTTGCATGCTCGAATTTCACGCCTGGAGATCACCGCAGTGGCGCTGACCAAGTCACTGGCGGACTCACAAACGTTGCCGGCAGACTTCTCGGCGGTGTTCACTCGGGATCTGGAAGCCCACGTAACCGCGACAGCAAAGGCCGAGAAGTTCCAGAGACATCTGAGCACCTTTGGCTCGCAGTGGTCGGAGCTGTTCCAACAGCTGCAGAAGCGAAGCCAACCCGGTTGATAGCTTCCGCCAGGGCGGCATCTGCAGCCGCTCTGGCGGATATCTCCTGCATTAGAGCTTCCGCAACCTCATTAGACCGAGCCCCGGTTTCGGAAAGCCCGGACAGGAAGTGCTTGTTCAACCACTCCCGCAGCCACGGCCTCGGATTCCGTTTGTCGTTCATTCCGAACCTCCTGCTCTTATCGTGTCGCTGTCAGGGTCAAACGGTGGCGGCTCCAGGCCGGCCGCGCGCATCAGTCCCTCAAGCCTGTAGATGTGGCGGATCAGGCGAAGCTCCCTGGCTTCCATCCGCCCAACTCGTTCGCCCAGCCGGGTCACTTCCTCGCGCATCAGCTGGATCACGTTGACCTCGGCCCCTTCCCTGGCTGTCTCCACGAACTGCTTGCGCCACCACAGCGCTACACCGCCGGCGCCGACCATCAGGCCGCCAACTGCCGTGCCAATGGCCTGCCAGTCCACGTCGACCCCGATCATGGCGCCACCGTCCCGCCGGCCTTGCGGTACACGGCCAACAGGTCGGCAAGCTTGTGTTCGTGCTGACCGTAGCCAGCGCCCGGCAGGCTCGCCCAGATGTTGCGCACCGCCTTGATGGCTTCGGGAATCTTGCCCGCCTGGATCAGCGGCAGCGCGCGGCGCTCCCGGATCTGCTGCAGCGCGATCAAGTCCTGGCTCAGCGGCGAGAAGTCCTTCAGGCCCAGCGTCTTCTTGTAGGCATCGTAGTAGCGGCGCAGCAGCTGGTAGCGGCCGGCTCCCGTGGACTGGATCTTCAGCTTCGGCAGATCCACCAGCACGCGCGGATGGTCGGCGTAGCTCTTGAACAATTGCCCGCCAACGATCACGTCGTAGCCGCGGTCTTTGGTTGCCTGCTTGCCGTTGTCCGTACCTTCGGACCAAGCCAGCATGTCGAGGAAGGCCACGACGTTCACGCCGCCAGCCTGTTGGGGAGTGATCTGCGCCATTGCGTCTCCGGGCAAAGAAAAAGCCCCGGCTTGGCCGGGGCTTGCGATTGGATGGTGGCAAGATTGCCGTCTTTTTCGATGACCTAGGAAGTCATCGCTATGCCGCCTGGGTGAGTGCCTTGCTGAACTGCCTAGCAGCGCGCGCTTCGGCTGCACGGAAGTTGAAGAGCATCCACTCATAGACCGGTCGCCAGAAGCGGCTGTAGGCGGACCAGTCGGCACCGATGGCGGCCGCACGCTTCCGGCCGCTGAGCGGATCGAATCCACTCCCCCCGCAGCTGTCGCAGCTCACGATTCCCGCGATCGACGGGTCCATAAGGACCTTCTTGCCTCCACAGCGGGAACACTCGCATGCACCGGCCATCTCTTCGATCACCGCCCCGGCCAGCACCCCAAGTTGCTCCATGGTGTTGTTCGGCCACGCTGCCGCCCGTGCATCTTCCAGCGCCTGCTCGGCACGCCGCAGTTCACGTCGCTGCACATCCGTCACCGTGCCCCCACCCCAGCCCATGCTGGCCTTGGCGATCCCGAAGTCCGTCCGGGCATCGGCAAGCTCGTGCATCTGCCGGGTGAACTCGGGCGCGACCATGCCAACAACGGCCTGGCGCAACTGCTCACGTCGACGCTGGCCGCTCTCGGGCCACCACAGTGCCTGCAGCAGCTCATGCCCCAATCCGTGAGGAACGTATGCCAGCGCTGCGACGATCTCCTGGGTGGACGGTCCTCCAGCAGACCCGTCAAAGCGCATTGTTTTTGGGCCAGTCCTGCTGGACAGCAGCTCGCGGGCATTGTTCATTTGCATGCGCCTTCCCCTTGGTGGTTTGCTTGTGCAGCGCGCGCTCGCGCCAGATGGTCTCTCATTGCGGCACCGGTCACGCCGCGCGGTCCCAGCTCGCCGGCAGGTGCTGCACCCGGCCGCCTCGCGCCTTGAACTCCTCCACCGTCTCGGCGGGGCCTCGGAAGTTGGTTCCAGGCTTCGCTCGCTTGGGTCGCGACACCGTGTTGTGGTCCATCCGGCGTTCGCGTGGTGCTATCTGAGGGTTCAGCCTCGGCGCCAAGGTCTTCGTCGTCTTCATGCTGCTGCCCTCAGTTCGTTGATGTAGGTCTGTTGTGCGATCAGGTCGTCGTCCGATCCGAACGCCTCGTGGAATCTCTTGGACCAGTGCAGTGGTGGTCCCCAGCGGGCCACCATTTGCTTCTGCGTCATGTGTTCGCTGCGGTAGCGCTGGTGATGCCACTGGCACAACGCGTAGCCGAAGAAATGGCCGCGCCGGATGTTTCCCGACTTGGCGTGGTTGTATTCGCAGCCGTAGATCACGTGCTTCTTCGCCATCAGGCCCTGCGCGTAGCGAACGAGGCACGCCATGCACGGCCCGGTCTTCGCCAGTTCGATGCGTGCAGCCTCGGCCTTCGTCGGCGGCGGTGCGTTCGACCACATCAGCGCAGCTCCGGGATCGGACCGGCATAGCGAGTGATCGGGATCTGGCGCATGCCATCGCGCCACACCCGGGTGCCACGGGTGGCGTACAGCACCAGCGGCTTGATCCCGTACCCATAGGCCAGATACCAGCCGGCCACCGCCACCGGTTCGGACACCGGGCGCACTTCCAGTTCGACGTGGTCCTGGCTCATGCCGCGGCGTCCTGAGCGGAGCCGAACAACTCGGCGATTTCGGCCAGCCGCTTCCGGGTGCGCTCGTTTGCTTCCGGGCTCGCCTCCACTCTGCCAGCCAGCAGTGCCAGCGGGTTGAACGCGGGCGTGGCCGGCGGCAACGCCAGGTACTCGGCAACCTGCTCATGCGCCAAGCGACCAGCGTTGACCGCCTGCTGCAACGCGGCGTCGCGGGCACCGGCGTCGTGGCCCAGCGACGGCTGGTAGACGGCGCAGCAACCGGCAGCGCGCGCCTCCTTCACCAACCGGGTATAGACCTCCAGGAATGCAGCCCGGCCTGCGATCTTGTCGCCAGCCTCCACCAGTGGCAGCGCCGCGGTCCATGCGTCCCGGGTCTGCTCGCTCCACACCAGCGTCACAGCCTCGTCAGCGGCGCGGATGGCCACGGCCCATGCTTCGTTCGGGGCTGGGTGTCCGTCGTCGATGCGCTCCATGATCGCGGCCAGGCTGAGCTTGCCTTTCACCTCGCGGCGGCAGGCGGTCAGCGCGTTGGCCAGTACCTGCAGCGGGTAGGTCGCCAGGTCAGCGACCATGTAGGCCGCAGCGGTCGGGCGGATCTGCTCGCCCATCACCTCAGCAGTGGCCACCAGCATTTCGACCAGCCTATCCTGATCGGCATCACTGAGCATTGGCGTTCCCCTTCATGCGGCGCAGCAGCGCCTTGGCGTCGTCAGCGGCCGAGGCGTTGGCTTGCGTCTGGTCCTGCTGCTGGGCGCTGGCCTGCGTCATCTGGCGGCCGGTGGCCCATTGCGTGCGGTATGCCTCGCACTTCGCCAACAGCGAGCCCAGGTCGTGCATGTTCTGCACCACGTACCGCTCGTTCACGGTCAGGAACCACGCAGCGACCAGCGGTGCTTCGCTGTGGCCGAGCCGCTGCACGATCTGCCGGACGTTGGCGTTGACCTTCGCGTTGCGGACCGGCGCCACGCCGTGCCGCTCGCGGTAAGCGCCGGCGTAGGCCGTCCAGGTTGCACGGCACGCTGCCTGCAACTCGGTTTCCGAATCCACCGCCGGCGGCGCGGCCGGCAGGCCCGCCGGAAATGACGGTTCACCTGACGGTTCATTGAGGGTTATATGACGGTTAGGCGGCACGGGGCGCACCTCCAGACCTGCGCCCGGTGCATCCCCTCCTGCAGCGGGCGCACCCCCACATGCACCGGGCGCACCCCCTGCATGGGGCGCAGCACCTGCGCCCGGTGCAGTACCGTTCTTTGCGCTCTTGCGGGTGCCCTTGGACGGCGCAGCGGCAGTGTTGAACTTGGCCGGCGTGACCGAATAGACCGTGCTGCTATTGAACCGGCGATCACGCGCCAGCAGGCCTACGGCCTCCAGATGATCCATGGCAGTACGCACAGCGCGCGCCGACATGCAGCAGCGCGCGGCGATGGTGCCGACGGCTGGCCAGCACACGCCATCATCGTTGGCTTGGTCAGCCAGCGAGATCAGGACAGCCTTCTGCGTGACGCTCAGGCCCTGCAGCGGCCAGCACTGCGACATGATGATGGTCGACATGTCAGAGCCCCAGCGTCATGTTCTGGCCTGGGGCCACGGGCCACCAGGTGCAGGCGCTGCGGCCCGAGACGGAGCAGGGCTTCTTCGGGCCGCGCCAAACACGGCCCGTTTCTGCCAGCTCGGGCAGACGGCGTGCCAGCACGTAGCGGCACATGTGGGTCTCTTGGGCCAGTTCATGGCTGGTCAGGCCGGGATGGCGCTTCACTGCGGACGCCGCTGCAGCCTGCTGGTCACCCTGCAAGCCGGATTGAACGACGTACTCGGCGGCCTCGTGACTGGTGCTGAGGTCGGTTGCTCGGGCCGGATGGTTCATCGACGCGCCCTCCCCTTCGCTGCAGCTCGCGACACGTTGCGGATGAGGCGATGCGCCATCGTGATTAGCGAGTTGGCCTCTTCCACCATCAGCTTCGCTTCGTCGCTGTCGATATGGTGATCGGCCATCGCGTCCACGGCGGTGCCAGACAAGCGCCCTACCCGTGTGGTGATCTCCAGCAGCTTCGTCTGGATGGCGCCGATCTCGTCCGACCAACCGCCCTCCGGCGGTGGCGGGACGGTGGCCACCGCCATGCCGAACTGCCCAGCCAACGCCTGCATCCAGTCCAGGGCGTAATCGTTGCCGCCAGCCTTCTCCTGCATCCACTCGGTCAGCAGTTCGGCGATTTCCATCGTCACAGACTCACCTTCCAGCCCGCGCAACTTCGCGCGCAGCGTCTCCGGGTGCATGGACTTGCCGCGTCGGTCGGCCAGGAATGCGGCCGCGTCCACGACACCACCGGGCGTCTTGCGCACGGAGTTGTAGAGAACATCGAGCCAGTTGAGTGCGGATGTACGGCAGGTCATGTGTCACCTTGGGGAAGGCTGTGTTTCAAGGTTTCGGGCTGGGCCCGGGTGGCGCACGATGGGCGCCATGGAGATAGACAAGTCAGGGACGACGGCCAGGGATGGCCTTTCAGGCGGTGTCGACGGGGCCAATACGGTTGGCGTCGAGATCGTCGTTCGCAGGCTCAGCAGCGAGCTGCGGAGCAACACCCAGCAGGCGCTGGATCTGCGGCAAGGCGGGCAGAACGCCCTCCTCTGGCCATGCCGCAACGTCTTCGAGAGGAAGCTGCAGCAAGGTGGCCAAGTGCTTGTCGCTGTCCATGCCGAGCTTGGCGCGCAGCGCGCGCTTACTCATGCGGCTGTCGACCAGCTGGCGGACAGCCGCAATGCTGGACCCCACGAAGACTTCCGGCCGCAGCAATTCGAGGAACTGCCTGCGCGCTGGGGGAATTCCACTGGCACGCCACTCACTGACGGACGGCGGCTTGATGCGGCAGATGCGGGCCACCTCGGAGGTGCCACCCAAGCGGTC